CAACGCCTGGAAACCCTGGCGGCAACAAGCCGAACGGAGGCGTAACGCAAGAACAATTCAACAAAATGTCGTATGGTGAACGAGTCAAGTTATACAACGAGGATAAAGAACTGTACGACCAGTTAACGAACGGAGGAGAATAACAACATGCCTACAAGTGCAAACGCAACAAAATTAGCAAACCTTGTCAATCCCGAGGTTATGGGGGATATGATTGCAGCCGGCTTGCCGAAAGCAATCAAATTTACGCAAATTTGTAAAATCGACAACACTCTTGAAGGTCGTCCCGGTAGCACTATCACGATTCCGGCGTTTAAGTACATCGGCGATGCACAGGACGTTGCCGAAGGTGCTGCAATCGACGTATCTAAACTCGAAGCAAGCACAGCAAAAGTATCCGTAAAGAAAGTCGGTAAAGCGGCAGAAATTACAGACGAAGCGGCTTTATCCGGATACGGCGACCCGGTCGGCGAAACACAGCGTCAGCTGTTGATGTCTATCGCAAGCAAGGTCGATGAAGATATTGTAACGGCGTTGGGAACGACAACGCTTACGGTTGCGGATACGAATGAAATTTCGTATGAAGGGATTGTAAACGGGGTCGATAAATTCGCAGAAGAAAGCGACGTATCCAAGGTGCTGTTCATTCATCCCGAACAGTTGTCGAAAATCCGTAAGGACCCGGCTTTTATTGACAAGACTAAATACGGCGGCGATTTGATGATGACCGGAGCCATCGGATCTATTTGCGGTTGCGAAGTCATTGTATCTCGTCGTGTACCGAAAGCCGGCGGCAACTTCACCAATTTCATGGTACAGATGAGTGCGGCAGCAACAGACGGACAGCCCGTAATGCCGGCTGTAACCATTTACGTTAAGAAGGCGGCAGACGTTGAAACGGACCGTGATATTTTGGCCAAGACAACGGTTATTTCGGCGGCAGAACATTACGCAGTCGGCTTAACGAATCCGGCTAAAGTCTTAAAAATGACATTCAAAGCCGTATAACAAGGAGGGGTATCAATGGGTATGCTTATTAGGCGGCACCGAGAAACGGCCGCAGATATAGACATGGAGCAGTCGGAAGTGATGAACACCGAGACCGTGGACGTTCAGGAGGAAGAGCCTTTGACGGAAGAAGTGCAGGCCGATGAAGATGCACAAGCCACTCAAGTGAAGACGACAAAACAAGCAAGTAAGAAGAAGGCCCAGGCCGATGAATAAGTACACGGAGAAGGTTATCACGCTTGCCGAAGACTTGACCGGATGCCCGGATGTCGCCGCCTTTGAAACCTCGATTGATTTTATTTCCGAGGTTGTCGAACGGAGCATACTCAACGATATAAATCAGGCAGAGGTTCCCGTCGAGCTTGAACGGGTCGTCACATATCGAACACTTGGAGAATTAATCAAAATGCAGGGCAAAAATATTCTTGGTGATACCGATGATATGGCAAAATCAATCGAAATTGGCGATACGAAAATCGAGTTTAACGGCGAGCCTTTGTCCGTGCGTCTGAATACATTAGCAGATGCATTAACGAATTACGGCAGGGGGGAATTGGCGTGTTACCGACGTCTGAAATGGTAAAGCGAGCGAGGCAACAGCTTGAAAAAATGTACGAGATGAGTGCGTTCGTGTATGCTGACGTGAGCAAGCAAGATGAAGACACGGGCATCGTTACGTCTAAGCCGAAGAACACGGGCATATACCCTTGCCGTATATCGTATAAGACAAGCACGACCGGAACGGGTGAAGGGGTAGCATCCTTCACCCAGTCTATCGTGCTGTTTACATATCCGGATGCGAAGATTCCAAAGGGGTCACGCATTGCCGTATCGCATAACGAAGGGATGACCTGGTACAAGGCGGCATCCACTCCGGCAAAATACGATACGCATCAGGAAATTCAACTCGAATTACTGGAGAAACGATAATGGCAAGCGTCGAATTTGACATCCGAGAATTTGAATCTTTTTGCAATAAGGTTCAGGAACTGGACGGCAAGGCCGATACGACACGAGTATTAGAAGCCGGCACGAATCAGTTAGCGGCCTTATATGTAAGGGAAGCAAAAAAGCGAACGCCGGTCGGCAAGCGAGGGTCAGTCAAAGCCTTTATGGGTAGAGACAAAAACGGCAAGGCGATATATCTAACGTACCACTACAACACACAGCAAACACGGAATTCGTGGCGAGTGGATGCGGCTAAGATAACCGGAACGACGGCGGCGGCTAAAGTGTATAACACGTCCCGGTATGCGTCTTTCGTAGATGAAGGGCATCGTCAAGAAGTGGGGCGATACGTTCCGATGCTTGGCACTCCGATTGGCGGCGTGGTACACGGGGCAAGACTCAAAAAGCCCTGGGTCGAGGGGTTACATATGACAGATGCGGCCGAAAGTGTCGTGGATAGGAACGCCGGGAGGATTCTCGACAGGGTTGTCAGGGGGTATTTGCGTGAACTCAATAAGTAACATTCTTACGGGTATTGCGACGGCCGTACATAAGGAAACCGGGCGACCGGTATACCTCGAATTCAAGGAAAACGGGGCAGAATTCCCGTGCTTTTATGTTAGCCTGGTAAATTCGTCCGAGGATTTACATGTTTCTAGCTTATACGACCGGACGAACGATTTCGAGATACTCTACTTTCTTAACGAAGAGGACCTACCCGAGGACGTGCGAGGCGAACTTCACGACGTGGGCGAGCGACTATATTCAGCCTTAGAGTACATAACGGTCGACGGCCAACTGATGAGAAGCAAAAAGCGTTCGTATAAGGTAACGGACGGCGTGATGCATTTTTTGTTGACCCTGGAAGATTTGCGACGCAAAGCCGGGAAACGACAAGAGGCGATGCGTCAAGTCGGAGTCACGGAAGGAGTAAAAAATGGAAACAGCGACCAATAAAAACACAGAAGTCGCCGTAAAGGAAGAGCCGAAGAGCATCGTCGAACGGTTCGATAAGGTGACTATATTACAATCTGACCGATTTAAGCGGTATCGAGATATTCTTGATACTGTATTGAATTCCGGTCAGTTATACGGAGCGGACGAAGTGGACAAGGTGTTAAGCGATGCACTTACACACCGGGTGCAAAAGTCCGTAAATGAATAAGGAGGGAACAGCGTAATGGCATTAGGCGGCGGAACGTTCTTGTTCCATAACAAAGTTTTACCGGGTACGTATATTAATTTCGTGTCGAAAGTACGGGCATCGGCAGAAGTATCCGACCGAGGGTTCGGGGCAATGATGCTTGAATTAGATTACGGCCCGTCGGGTACGGTATTTAGAGTCGATGCAGATGAATTCCAAAAGAACTGTATGCAGTATTTCGGATATGACTACACACACCCGAAAATGAAAGGCCTTAGAGATTTGTTTGCAGGCCTTAAAACGGGGTATTTTTACCGTCTTAATAGTGACGGGGCTGTCGCATCTTGCACGCTTGCCAAAGCAAAATATGCGGGCATTAGAGGCAATGCGTTAGGGGTATCGGTACAGTCAGATCCGGACAATTCCGGAGCTTTTATCGTCACAACGTACATGACGACAGACAACAATCGTCAGGCAGTAGCGAAACAGTCGGGCGTAAAGACAGCTGCGGACCTCGTCGACAATGAGTATTTGAAATTCGAGAAGTCGGCTACATTGGCGGCAACCGCTTACACAGCACTTACAGGCGGTACGAACGGGGCAGCCGTTACGACAAAAAGCTATCAGGACGGCTTGGAAATGCTTGAACCGTATTATTTCAATGTGCTTGGTTACGCCGGTTCGGATGACGCTATCAAGGGCCTTTTAATCAACTTCACTCATCGGTGCAGAGTACAGACTGGGGCAAAATTCCAGTTGGTTATCCACGGTAAACAGGGCGTTAATGACGAAGGCGTTATATCGGTACTCAATGACGTTACAGACAGCGGAGCGGAAAAAGGCAGTGCCGTATACTGGGTAACCGGTCAAGAAGCGTCGTGTGCAATTAACGAAACGGTCGGCAACCGTAAATACACAGGCGAATACTCGATTAACACGAAGTATAAGCAATTCGAGTTGGAACAGGCGATTAAGAACGGCATGTTTATGTTCCATTCCGTAACGGATTCTGTAGGCGGCAACGTCACGGGTGAAGTCCGAGTATTGAAGGACATTAACACCTTCACAGAATTTACAAAAGAAAAGAGCCGTGATTTTTCGCTTAATCAGGTTATCCGGGTACTCGATAACTGGGCCATTGATGCAGCACGCTTATTCAATAAGACGTATCTCGATAAGGTGCAAAACGATGCAGACGGCCGCAAAGCGTTGTGGGCTGATTTGGTTTATTTAGCCGAAGAATATCAGCGAGTGCGTGCGATTCAGAATTTCGACGATAAAGATATTCCCATTCCGTCGCAAGGCGATAACAAGGAAGATGTTTTGGTCGACGTTCAATTACAGCCGACGGTTTCAATGGAAAAACTGTACATGACCGTCGTCGTAGCGTAAGGAGGGATATACATGCCGGATGCAATCAGAACAATGGAAGCGGCCGACGTAATCAGTGCCAAGTTGGCCAACTGCTATATAATCGTTGGCAGCACTCGTAAATTGTTATTCCAGGCCAAAGATTTAAAGGCCACTGTCAAAAAGAACAAAAAGCAAGTGGCAATCCTGGGCCGGATGATGAAGGGCAACAAATCTACGTCGCTTGAAGGAAGCGGCAAGCTGACGATTTACAAGAACACGTCGATTTTCGACGATATGATTGAAAACATGATGAAGAGCGGCACGGATACGTATTTCGATATGCAGGTAACGAACGAAGACCCGACCAGTCACGCCGGGTCACAAACGGTTATCTTGAAGGGATGCAATATCGATGAAGGTACCGTCGCTAACTTCAACGCAGACGGAGAATGGCTCGAGGACGAAATCAATTTTACGTTCGAGGACGTAAAATGGGCCACGAAGTTTAAGGAATTGGACGGAATGAAGGCATAGGGCCTTCATTCCTTTTCTTTTTATATATGAGTGAAAGGGGCAAAAAGAATGGCAGAAAATTTCAGTGCGTTCTTGAAAGAAAACGTAAAAATCGAAAGCGAAGTTGGGTATGTAGCATCCGACCGCTTCAAGGATGAAAACGGCAAGCCGATTGAGTGGAAAATTAAAGTACTGACGACTAAAGAACTCGATAGAATTCGTGACCGTCACACTAAAAAGGTACTTGTACCGGGGACCCGTGAATATAAAGAACGTTTCGACAACGAAGGGTTCAATTCGGATCTGATTACCGAAACTATCGCATACCCGAATCTCGACGAAATCGAATTACAAAATTCTTGGGGTGCTAATGACCCGGGCGAACTGTTGAAGGTCATGTTATTACCCGGCGAATATGCCGATTTGGCTAGTGCCGTATCCGAGGCACAAGGCTTTAAAGTCGGCCTCGACGATAAAATCAAAGAAGTAAAAAACTGATAAAGACGGACGACCCGGAAACCTCGTTTGCGTACTTGGCTTTCGTGAAGTACGGCATCAGGCCGAGGGCGTTCGTCAGCATGGATGAGAACGAAAAAGCCGCCGTAATCGCCTTTATGAACTATCACGTACAGGCCGAGAAAGCGGAAATGGCTAAAATCGGGAAGGGGTAGCACATGGCAACCATTAACAATTACATAAAGCTGTCGACGAACATTCCCGACGCAATGGACAGGGCGGCACAGGCTACCCGGAAAGCATCAAACGGTATGAACAACCTAAGCGACCGCATGAAGAAGGTTGCGAGCGGTTCAACGGCTTTAAGTGAACGTATGGGCGGTGCGTTCCAAATGATGGTCGGTAGTTTAGCGGCCAGTGCGGTAACGACAGCGTTATCCACCATACAGAACGGCATCTCGTCGCTTATGGGAACGGCCGAAGAATACGCCGGGATACAAGCCCGTATGAATTTAGTTACGGGTAGTCAACAGAACGCTATCATTCTGAATGAACGCATTTATCAGTCGGCACAAAAAGCTAGAGGCGGTTATTTGGATATGGCCAACGCCGTATCACAATTGGCGATGTCGGCCCATGATGCTTTTCCCGACCCGAGGGAAGCGGTCGACTTCATGGAAGGCGTTCAAAAGCTGTTTGTTATCGGCGGTAGTAGCAAGGAAGCCCAAAAGAACGCCATGTTACAGTTAACGCAAGGCATGGCATCAGGGCAATTACAGGGCGATGAATTCCGAAGCATTGCCGAAAACGCACCGCTTATCGAGAACATAATCGCCAAGACCATGGGCGTAAGCCGTGGAGAGCTTAAACAATTAGCCGCCGAGGGTAAAGTTACCGCCGAGGTTATTAAGAAGGCTATCGGCGAGAATATGGAAGAAATCAACGCACAGTTCGAAACGATGCCGAAGCGTTGGGGCGACCACTTTACGATGATACAGAACAGGGCGTTAAAAGCGTTCACGCCTGTATTTGAAGGTATTTCACAACTGGCGAATAGCGATGCTGTTCGACAAGCCGTGGAAGGAATAGCCGAGGCATTAGAAGCATTAGCACCCGTGTTTTGGATTATCGTTCGAGGCGTTGATGCGGCTATCAATACGATTGTATGGGCCTTTAGCGGCATGGCCAACTTCGTGCGTAATCATATGGTTGCGTTGAAGATTGCGGCCGTGGTGCTAGCCGGAGCGATTACGGCATTAGTGATTCCGCTTGCATCAAGTGCTTTTGCCATGGGAGCGGCGGCAGCGGCAACAATAGCTAAGACAATTGCGGACTTTGCGGAAACGGCGGCAATCCGTGCGTTGACTGTCGCACAAGACGGGCTAAACGTGGCCCTTGCAGAATGCCCGATAACATGGATTATTGCCGGTATCGTTGCCATTGTAGCGTTAGTATTCTTGGCCGTTGACGTGTTCAATTATTTTGCGGATACGTCCATATCCGTTACGGGCCTTGTTGGAGGCTTGTTCGGAATTCTGGGCGGTGTGATATATAACACGGTTGTATTCGTGTGGAACATTTTTGCGGCCTTGGCAAATTTCTTTGCTAACGTATTCCGTGACCCGTTGGCGGCCGTTGCAAATCTGTTCATTGATATATGGAACGGCATCGTCGGATACGTCAAGGCGGCTGTAAATGCCATTATTGACCTTATCGGGAACATTCCCGGGATTAAGTCCGTTATCGGCGGGGCGATTGACCATATCGGAGAAAACGTATTGCAGGCCGAGCATTTCGCTGTTTCCGGCGGCGAAGTAACTGTCGCACAGAAAATGGAATACGGGAACATTTCGGAATTCGCTCAAACCGGGTATGAAATTGGCGACGGGATTGGCGACCGCATCGGAGATATGATGAAGACGCCCGAATTCTCTAATCCTGGCGAATACGATGCATCGAAGATTGAAAGCGGTGTCGGTAAGGACGGAGCGACCGGAGGAAGTGGCGGCAAAGAAGCGGCGAAAATCGCTAAACAAACGGCAGATAATACCAAGCGAATCGCCGACAAAATCGACATGACGGAAACGGAAATTAAAGAGCTGCGAGATGCAGCCGTCCGTTCCGCATTAAGCAAATTCACCAAACAAAATACGGTTGTAAACATCAGCAACGACGTAACAATCAATAACGATACCGATATGGACGGATTCGTATCGGATCTTCGTAAGGGTATCGAACAGGCCGTACAAGGACGACGGGAAGGGGTGAGCATTTAGTGTATTACATGTATATTGACCGCATGGAGATTCCCATACCGCCGCCCGAGATGACAACGACCGTATCGGGGAAAAATGAAACCATCGACCTCATCGGCAAAGGCGAGGTTAATATCCTTAAGCCGGCAGGACTTACGGAGGTCAGCTTCAAATTCATGCTACCCAACAGCAATTACCCGTTCAATCAGTCGACTCTCTTTAAGGGGCGCAAGGCCAAATACTACATCGACGAGCTGAAGAAAATCAAAAAGAAAGGCGTTATACAGTTCATCATGGTTCGGATGAGCCCGAAAGGGTCGATGCTGGCCATGACGAATATGAAGGCAACGCTCGAAGATTGGAGCATTGAAGAGGCGGCCGAAGAGGGTCTCGATATGTATGCAAATGTAAAGCTGAAGAAATGGAAAGACTGGGGCGCAAAGCGTATCGAGGTCACAACGGACGAGAACGGCAACGCTAAAGGGACGGTACAAAGCGACAGGCCGACAACTAGCAAGGAAGTGCCGAAGTCCGTAAAGAGTGGATTCGGTGCAACACTTCAACAGGTTGTACGGACTCAACTCGGCAATCCGGATAACCTATTTGCCATTGCAGCCTTAAATAAAATCGCTGTTCCGGCTCTTCTGACTTACGGGCAGCTGATTAAGCTAAAAGACGAATCACTCGCCGAGAAGGTACAGAACGGGGGTCGGATGACGTAATGGCAGACGAACAGAAAAAGGAAGAGCCGAAAAAGTCGGGTC